GATCTTGCAAATTATTTAATTGGATTTGTTGATGTAGCAGACGTTGCGGGTATTGGATCAGGAGTAGTTAGCACAATTAGAAAAGCATTAAGTAAACAAGACTTCGGTGCTTTAAAAAATATTATAAATACTCTTCCTCCTGAAAAAGTGCAAGAGGTTTCTAATCTTCTTTCAAAGGAAAATAAAATAAATCCTAGAGAAAAATTTTATTCTGATCCTAAAAATTTTAAAGAATTTAAAAACAAGAAAGAATTAGATAATATTTTAAGATTAGCTGAAATAATAGATAACACTCCTATAGATAAATTAGATGGATCTTTTGCCAGTATTATAAAAGAAAACAATCTTAACCCTCTTCTTAAAGACAGAGGAATCAAATCTGGAGTTAAAAACAATCTTTTAAAATATAATTTAGTTTCGGATGAAAAATTTGCAAAAATCGAATTAAACGCAAAAGAGGGTTTATCGAAAGCTACTTCTAAAGCAGGTGAAATAGGTAGAGAAAAAATAAATCAAGTTGTAAATAATGCTTTACAAAACAACATATTCTATAAAACAAGAGTAGAGCTTGCAGATGCAATTGGTATGGACCCTACTCTTCTTAACAGTTACACGGCAAGCGATCCTGTATTAAAACAAAAGATAGACGACATAGTTATCAGAGGGAATACTGTAAAAGGACAAACTAATGATCCAAGAAAAATTTTTAACAGAGAGGCGGCAGAAATTTTTTCAAACAAAGCTGACTTAAATAAATATTTTAAAAATATTGATCCTGAAACTTTTAAAAAAATTAACGATTTAAGAAGAGCGGGAAAATACAAAGTTGAAACAGTATCTCCTTTTAAACTTTTTCAAGATTATATGTACGATAAGTTTCGTAGTATAAAACAAACAAAAGGTAATGAAAAATTAACCACAGAAGACTTTATTAATAAATACATGAGTGACCAAGATTTAGAAGACTTTCCTCTTTATGTTAATTTAGAATTACAAAGAACAAATGCAAATGTGGCGGGTCGTGACATTTTAAATGAGTTGGCTAAAAATGAAAAATACAGACCCTACCTTTTGAATAAAGATAATGAAATTGATTATCAACTTCTACAGTTTAACAAAACACATGATATTCCATTATTTGTTACTAGAACAGAGGGAAGTGGTAGATTAAAAAATGTAGGTAGATTTAAAGGTGCTGGAACCGAAACAGAATTTATACAACCTCACCTTCAAGCTTATAACTATTTACAAAAAAATATTGATCCTTATGCAAACATTTTAGGAGATATATTAAATCAAGAGGGATTAAAAAAAGAATTTTCAAAAATTACGGATTTAAAAATTAATAACAAAGATCTAACTAGAAAAAATCCTATAAATCAAAAATTATTAGATATATTAGAAGACTATGGCTATAAGCCAAATTTAAATAAATTTAATAATCAATATGAATTGATTGAAGAGGTAGCAGGAGTAATAGATGGAATTTATAAAGATAGATTAATCAGAACTGTAGTTCCTATTACAAAAAAAAGTGGTAAAAAAGACACTGTAATTTTTGGTATTGAAGACCCAAAATCAGTTACTTTAAATCAAAGAGTGGAGATAGGTGCAACAAGACTTAAAGAAATTTTAGACTATGCTATAGAAAATAATCTAAAGCCTTCTGATATTAAAGAAAGTGGATATTTAAAATCATTTAAACAAGGAGGAGAAGTGGAAACAGAACAAGAAGAGCAATCATTTTTATCAAAAGCTGCTTCAGCAGTTAGTAACTTTATAATTCCTCAAGCAGAAGCATTACCTCTACCAAAAAACTTTTTATTAGGTGACACACCAAAGCTTGTAAAGAAAACAGAAACCGTAAAACAATTACCCGCACCTGAGGCACCAATCTTAGAGAAGCGATATAATATTTTTGATGAAAATGGTCAGAAGGTTTATCAAAGTAAAAGCATGGATGACGCACAACAAAAAGCATTACGTTTAGGAGATTTAGAAGGAAAGACATTTACTGTTAAAGAAATAGAAGTACCTGTTAAAGTAAAAAAATCTAAAACAACAAAACCAGGAACATCACTTGTACCTACAATAGTTCCAGAGAATGCTATTGGTTCTGGTAATAACAAATTATTCTACTCAGATTTAAATTCTGTAATAAACACTGACACAGGTAATTTGACAATCAAGGGAGTTACAGTGCCAAATGACACTGTTAGTATGTCAGCTAAAGACTGGCATGATTGGTTTAGATCTAAAGGTATCAAAGAGGGTGAATTGTATGACTCTTACGTTAGGTCTTATTTAAATAAAAAAGGTGGATTTAACAGAGAGACAGGACAGTTTACAAATGATGAAAAAATATCTTTTGCAGAAATAAAAGAATTGGTGGATACGTCTCCTACCAATTATATACAAACAGTATCCTATAGCGATGAAGCTGGTAACTTAAAGTATGGTAACTCTGGAAGACAGGATGATTATATTAGTGGTTCGAGAACAGAAAGAGTATTGTGGTTAGACTCTAAAGATATTAGAGGAGACATAGGTTCTCTGCCTAGTGAGATACAGCAATACGAAGGTCATCGTCAAATGCGTGAAGTCAGATCTAGTGACGATTTTATGGCGCAAGAAAATAAATTAGATGGAGAACCATACGTCATAGGTTGGTCATTGGGTAGTAATCGAATCGGCAAATTAAATAACAAAGATATTGTTGTTAATGTAGCAGATGAAATACAATCTGACTTTTTACAGAAAGCAGCTTCTCTAAAATCTGATATTAAACAAGAAATTAGAGGATTTGTTAATAGAAGTCAAAATCAACAAATAGGAAGAAATGAAGGACTAGATATTCTTTATAAAAAACTAGAAAATGTGTTTCGACCAATGCCTGCTACATATGCACAATTAAAAAAATCATTAAATCAATTAATAGAATCTGATGCAGTATTTCAAAAAATCGGCAAAATGGATATGGATGATATTACCAAAGAAAGTTTTAAAGAATTGGCAGAAGCAGCAAAGATAAGAGATAAAGCTTTGGCAACTATAAATTCAACGATTGATAATATAGACGCTAGAGAATTATTTCCTAACATCCCTTTTAAAGATCAAAAAGATTGGGTAGACGCCATTATTAAAAATGATGTATATAATGCAGCTAAGAAAAGATTTTATTTTGATGAAAACGGAGCATTACAAATAAATAAAGATGCCCCTTCTCATTATGGTGTGGCACCGAATAAAGCTGTCAGAGCATACACAGGAGGACGAGGTGTAGAGTTACCTCCAGACAGTGTGGATAGAAGTGGTAAAATGGTGGCATATGATATGCAATATGGAGGACCAAATTTGAATGATCATACTGGAACACACTTTACAGGCAACGTGGAAGAAAGTTTAAATAAAATAGCAAACGCAAAAAATTCTAAAGTAGAAGTGGGAAAAGTTCCGTTTGGTATGGCAGGAGAGGGCGTAGATACTTTTATGATTGAATTGACACCTGATATGTTGTTCCCATATAAAGCGTATAAAAAAGATGGAGGTCTTGTGAAAAAAAGTATATTATACACACCGATAGTTTCTGTTAATGAGTTAATACAACCTATAGGAGCCAGTAGATGGTAGAAAAACGAATACAAAATACAATTTTAGATAGATCGCCTAATGAAAATAACGCTTTAGAGGTAGAGGGCGTAGGGCAAGAAATAGAAGTACCTCAACCTGAGAACACAACTAAAGGGTATGAAATTATTCAAGAAGAGGATGGTGGCGTTACTCTTGATTTTGATCCAAATCAAAAACAATCAGAAGGGGATTATTTTGCAAATTTAGCAGAGTTTATGGAAGGGGATATGCTAGAAAAATTATCCTCAGACTTACAAAAAAATTTTGAAGATGATAAAAATTCTAGATCCGATTGGGAAAAGACATACAAAGACGGATTAGATCTTCTTGGATTTAAATACGAAGAAAGATCAAAACCGTTTGCAGGAGCTGCGGGTGTTACTCACCCTTTACTAGCTGAGGCAGTCACACAGTTTCAAGCACAAGCTTACAAAGAGTTATTACCACCAGGTGGACCTGTTAGAACAGAAATAATGGGAACACCTAGTCTTGAGGTGGAGCAACAAGCAGAGCGAATTAAAGAATTTATGAACTATCAAATTACTTGTGAGATGCAAGAATTTGATCCTGAACTAGATCAGATGTTGTTTCACTTACCTTTAGCTGGGTCAGCATTTAAAAAGGTTTACTATGATGGAACTCTTGAGAGAGCAGTATCTAAATTTGTACCTGCTGAAGATTTGGTCGTTCCTTACTTTATTACTGATTTAGAATCGTGTGGTAGAATTACTCACATTGTAAAAATGAAACACAATGATTTGAGAAAAAATCAAGTATCTGGATTTTATAGAGATATAGAACTTTCACCAAACACAGCAAATCCCTCTGACATAAAAGAAAAACAAGATGAATTATCAGGTGTAGAACAAATTTCTTTTGCTGAAGAAGAACACAATGTTTTAGAAATGCATGTAGATTTAGATCTACCTGGTTTCGAGGATATGGGTGCTAACAATAAAAAAACAGGAATTATGTTGCCTTACATTGTAACTCTTGACGAGGACTCTGGAGAAATTTTATCTATTTATAGAAATTGGAATCAAGGTGATCCTTTACGTAAAAAGAAAGAGTATTTTACACACTTCAAGTTTTTACCTGGCCTAGGTTTCTATGGCTTTGGTTTAATTCACATGCTAGGTGGTTTATCAAGAACAGCTACAGCAGCTCTACGTCAGTTAGTAGATGCAGGAACATTATCTAACTTACCTGCTGGTTTTAAAGCTAGAGGTCTACGGATTAGAGATGATGACGAAGCAATCAATCCTGGCGAATGGAGAGATGTGGATGCACCAGGCGGTAATTTACGTGAATCACTTATGCCACTACCGTATAAAGAACCTAGTGCAACGTTATTTCAATTATTAGGTTTTGTTGTAGACGCAGGAAGAAGATTTGCTGGTGTAGCAGATATGATGATGGGTGAGAATGCTGGTAGTCAGCAACAGCCTGTCGGAACAACCATGGCTATTTTAGAGCGTGGTATGAAAGTCATGTCCGCTATTCATAAGAGATTACACTATGCACAAAAAACAGAATTTAAATTACTAGCAAAAGTATTTGCTGATTACCTACCAGAGAACTATCCTTATATGGTTTCAGGTGGGGAGCAGTCAATTAAAAAAGCAGACTTTGATGAAAGAGTAGATGTTATACCTGTTTCAGATCCAAACATTTTTTCTATGGCACAAAGAGTAACTCTTGCTCAATCTCAATTACAACTAGCTCAATCAAATCCTGAGATGCATGATTTAAGAGAAGCCTATTCAAGAATGTATTCTGCTTTAGGTGTACAAAATATAGAAAAATTATTACCAGCACCTCAAGAACCACAGGCACAAGATCCTGCTATTGAGAACGCAGGTACTTTAAATGGCATGCCACCTATACCTTTCCCTGAACAAGATCATTCTGCTCACATAAGAGCACACAGAGCCTTTATGTCATCAGAATTAGTGAAAAATAATCCTGCAACAATGACAATTTTACAAGCACATATTACAGAACACGTTAGTTTTATGGCTAGAATGATTGTAGAACAAGAAATGGCACCTGAAATGGACCAAATTATGGCACAAACAGGAGGTCAAATGACCACAGAGCAACAACAAGAGCTTTCACAACGCACAGAAAGCGGAGTTTCTATAAAAATAGCAGAAATTATTGAACAAATGGTTGCAGAAGAACAAGAAATGATGGATACTTCTAGTTCTGACCCACTTGTAGACCTAAAACAACAAGAAATTAACCTTAGAAAGGACGATTTAGAGTTAAAAGCACAAGCAATGGGCGAAAAACAAGCTTTGGATGAGAAAAAACTAATGCAAACTGATAAATTAGCTAGAGAAAAGATAGAAAGTCAAGAAGACATTGCACAATTACGTGCAAACGTTGCTTTAGACAAAGCAGACAAAGACAGAGACACTAAAAAAAGAGGAGATAATTAAAATGGGCAAATTATGTGCAAGAGGAAAAGCGGCAGCCAAGGCCAAATTCGATGTCTACCCTAGCGCGTATGCTAATATGTATGCAAGCGGGGTTTGTAGTGGAAAGATTACACCAGGAGGCAAGAAAAATAAAAAAGCTAGTGGTGGAATGATTGGTGATGGAAATAAACTATCGCAATCTAGAAAAAAAGTATCACATATGAATAATGGCGGTGTTGCCAGAGGGTGTGGAGCTGTAATGGAAGGAAAAAGAAAGTCAACTAGTTATGCTTAAACCAAAAAATAAAAATAAAGTAAAAAAAGTTATTAAAGGACTTAACAAAGCATCTAAATTACATGCGGGTCAAGCTAAAACTTTAAAATCGGTTATTGGTAAAAAGAATGGCAAAAAACGGTCTACGTAAATGGGTTAAAGACAAATGGGTGGACATAGGCGCACCTAAAAAGGGTGGAGGCTTTAAACCTTGTGGCAGAAGCAAAGGTGAGAAAAGAAGTGGTTATCCTAAATGTGTCCCCGCATCAAAAGCTGCAAGCATGACAGACAGTCAAAGAAAATCAGCAGTCAGAAGAAAAAGAGCAGCAGGTAATCCAGGTGGAAAACCAACTAACGTTGCAACATTTTCAAAAAAGAAAAATAAAAAGGCAGCATAATGGCAAAAACTGCGGCATGGCAACGTAAAGAAGGTAAAAGTAAATCAGGAGGATTAAATAAAAAAGGTGTAGCTTCTTATAGAGCAGCTAATCCAGGTTCAAAACTTAAAACAGCAGTAACAACAAAACCATCAAAATTAAAAAAAGATTCAAAAGCTGCTAATAGAAGAAAATCTTTTTGTGCTAGAATGTCAGGTATGAAGAAAAAATTAACATCAGCTAAAACAGCTAAAGATCCTAATTCAAGAATTAACAAATCACTTAGAAAATGGAACTGTTAATGGACACTGCTAAAATTAGTAAATTAACGCAAAAAGTGTTGCAAGAGGCTAATAAAATAGCTAAAGAACATTCTGAGTCAGAAGAGGACACAATTTTTATTGCAAATGCGTTTTTAAATGCATCAAAAATACTATATACTCAAGCGCTAGGTGAAGAGA